CAAATTTTGGCGGTAAATCCATTTTCCACCAAGTGCGCATATTTGGCGGGCTTTATTGTGATAGTGACGTTGCGCTGCGCTTTTTTGGCAGCAGTCGGCTTGTAATAGGCAATGAATACTTTGGCCTCGCTATTGCGCTTTGGCCCAATGATGGCATTCACCGCGCCCTTGCGAGTCGTGGCGACCTTGACGCCGATGCTCTTTTTCAACGCCTGAGATGCACCATACATGCGCACCAATTGATCGCCGACTCGCATTGTCTCTTTTCGATTAGGTGCCTTAGCCTTGGCCACCTTGGCGACCTGACCGCCGACCTTGCGAGCCGTTCGACGTAATGCGGTACGGATAGCTACCGGGAATTTTTTGAGCTTGGCGACCAGCTCTACTAGCCCATCAATATTGAGGGCGCTACGTATAGCCATCACGCACCCCCAGTTGTGGTGGTGGTTGTGGTAGGTGCTGCCGTTGTGGTGGTCGTTGTCGTCGTGGTCGCTGGCGCATCTGACTCGACCTGCACAGCCGTGATCTTGAGGTGTTCATTGAGTCCGTCAACGGTGCTTAATCCCACGATATTGAGCGTGATCGCTCCGTAGATCACGCGATGAGTCGGCAGCACATCGGTGCGGTATCTCATCGTGACCGTGTAGGTCGTGACTGATGACTGCATGAGAGCGCTCTGCGGCTCGCTGCCAGGAGTCGACACAACGCTGGCCCAGACGGTCGCATAGGTCGCCCAAGTGCGGATCGCCTGCCCGTAGTCATCGAGCGCATCGGTCGCAGCCTGCAAGGATACGCGACGGCGCATGTCTCCTACTACGGTGCTGGCGGGCATCAGCTATACCCTCCATCGGAGTAGAGCCTGAGCACGCTATCGACTGCCAGCGGCACTTCAGATCCAAACGACCCGACTGCTTCTCTGTGCTCGTACCAATGCGCGACGAGCATCATGATGGCGAGGCGCAGGAGCTGCGGTATGCCCGTGCTGGCTGAGCCATACCCTGCGATCCAGTCGATCTCGATTGCGCCACGCTGGAGCGGGTAGGTGACCGGCCAAATGCCGCTCGGTGGCAGCACGAGCAGCGGCGGGTTGTTGTCGAGCAAAACTTCAAAATCATTGGCGGCATACGTCATCGTCTGCTGATTACCATCACCGTCGTAGTATCGGATGCGCGGTGTGATGTATGCGATGCCGGTCACGAGATTAGCCGCAGCCTCGATCGCAGGCGACCTTGGCAGCTCGATGTCGTACGGCCAGTTGTCCATGGTCAGTCGGTATGCGGTGTAGATCAGTGTGCGGCTAGTGTAACGCTCTACCATGTCACGTGCCGCGCTGATCATCGCAGTGATGAGCGTATCATCGTCGCTCAGATCCACGCGCATATGCAGCTTCGCCTCAGCCAGTGTGACTGGCTCAGCGGTACCACGCGCAAGGATCTTGATATTCATCTCTTCTCCACGTTTTTACGACGCTTAGTGTCTGCGATGTCTAAAGGTGGTGGAGCCGGTGCTGCTGGCTCCTGATAGGGCTCGGCGAGCCCAGCGGATACGAGCCGCTGGGCGTCATCGCCAACAATATCCAGAACCTCACCGGGCATGTAGCTCACGAGAGTGCCTACGCAGTGGATGAGTATTTTAACTCTCATGAGCTTGCCCCACATTAGGTTGCTGGTTGAGTGATACGGACGATCGCGGCGGACTGAGCCACCTTGGCGTCAGACCTACGAACTGCCATAAAGCCAGTCTGATAGGCATCAGCATAGCGCTCGTTCATGCGGATGATTTCGATATCACCGGCATCACGGATGTAGTACTTGCTGAAATCGCCGAACAGAACAGTTTTGGCGTTGGCAGCGATCGAGCTGGCCATTGCGTTATTGACGATGACTGGATAGCCAAGGAGCCGCGGTGCGTTGCCGTTCAAGAGGTCCAAGAACAATGGACGGCTCTGTGAGTCGGCCAATTGCAGGATGGTAGACCAGATCGACTGGTGCATCATCCATGCGCCATTTTGCTGGTATCCGTAATCGAGGGCATTACGGCATCCCATGATATTGGCGAGCGTGATGGTCGTCGTGGTCGCGCCAGCAACACCAGCGCTGGAGCCGGTGACTACACCCTGAGGAGCAGTCGTGCCGTTACCAGTTGCGTGGTCGGTCGCCTCTTTGCGGCCAAGACGCTCGCCGAGGAGACCAGCAACTTCGGTCGCAAGATCCAAACCGGAGTCACGTAGGAGCTCATTGCTGAGCAGCACCAGAGACTCGGTGCGGTATGCGCCGAGGATGATCTGACCGAAGGTCATATCGGTAGCGGATGGTGCGGTGTTTTCCGCGCCGATCGCACCCGGGTTGCCCGAGTCGTCGATCGTCGGGAAGGGCAGGCTGTTACCCGACTCGGTGCGGATGACGCGAGCAACATCACGAAGAGGGTTGAAGTATACAATTTTCTTTTCCAGCTCGGCGAGAAATCCCTGCGGGATGGTGTAACCACCGGCACTGGAGCTGGTCGAGTTGGCGCGAGTCAACACGATGCGGTTGGAGCCCAGGTTGAGCCCTGAGCGCTGAGCTGCTGAGCGGTGCTCAGGGCGAGCATCGTTGCCCAAGAACCAGCCGCAAAGAGCTGTTTCCCGGTCCCGATTGGCGCGCTTGTCGTCAAGGTCGCGGGTGAACATTGGCACGCCCACTGGTGCTGGGCGAGTGCGGCGTGAACTCGCGCTGAGCACATCGTTGAGACGTGCGCGAGCTGCCTGCTGCTGAGTTGCTGGATCTGCTGCTGGCGCTTCTGCTGGTGCCTCTTCGCCGGAAACCTCTTCGGCCATTGCTAGCTCGATAGCCGCGATGCGAGCATCGTGGTCTGCGATGAGAGCAACGATTTCATCCACCTTTGCAGTCTCTTCAGGCGTCCACTCACGGGTCGCTGCCGACTCGTGGTAGCCCTTGGCCTGCTCTACTAGACGTGCTCGCTCTGCGAGCAGGTCGCGACGTGATACGCTCATGCAATCCTCCCTGCGCAGCCGAGCTGCGACATAAGTAATCTTCGGCCTCTCAAATGTACGCTCAGTCTTAATTGACTGGCGCTCCACTGATCACGCGACCGTATCGCGACCGTGGTGTCCGGGTAGGCGGGAATGGTGACAACGGAGACCTCGATGAGCTCGACATCTGTCACAGTCCGCACTCGTACTGTTTCCTCGATTGTCCACTCGTCAGCTTTGACGATAAATCCAAACGACATCTGGTTGACATCGCCGCGCTGAATGAGTGCTAGCA